CGCGGCAAGACGCTGGCCCCCCCATTTCTGAGTTTCTCAGGTCCTGCTAGTGTGTGTTTCTAACTGCTCTGGTAGACGCCCACTTAAGGCTCGTCCGACTTATTAACAAAGAGTTCAGCTCTCAGGGCTGCACCCCCTTAGTTTCTACGACCGATTGCTCAGCCGCATGTGCTAATTCCTTTTCTCTAGTACTTGGTACCACCAACTCCATCGTTCACAGGAGCCTATGCAACTCGCAGCCCTTCCCACTACAAGCCGTTTAGGTGGATGTGCCATGGTAGTGCGCTCCATGCCGTCCCTTTCAGAACGTCCTAGGCCAGGTGCTTCCTTGTCCCTCCCTCGTTCGTCTCCTATACTCTGATTCGCATCCGACCAGAATACCTTGGGCAAGTAACACCCCCTCCGGGGTCCCTACAGTTGTCTAACATCTTGCGCGCCTGCATGCAGGTCATGCAGTCGCCCCAGGGCGATCTCAGCCACCCCGGGCCGCCTAAATTCTACGGTTTAGGCCCTACCTACCACACCAAATACTAGGTACTAAAGCACAACATCTCTGTTTGTTGCCTAAGTCTCTAGACAAATCTTGTTAAGTGGATGCAGTTAGCATCGCCAGTTAGTAGCAATGTACCGCCGCCAGTTAATTTGACATAAATTCCAAACGTCGAGTCATCGTCAACCACTATATGTTTCAGCAAGGTGATAGTGTGAGGAGTTCCTGCACCCGGTGCAGCACTATAATCATAGGAGTTGTGGTGACTGTCAGCTACTGCGTTCAAGAAAGTTCTCGCATGACACAGCGTGGTGACATCACTGCTATTCTGCCAAGTTACAGTTACCGCTGCCAGGTACACACCTCTAGACAATGTCAACAGACCGCTTGCGTTGGTGATACCCATTTGGTTATAGGTTGATGTGTCATATGGTACCAATGTCTCTGCGCCACTTGTGAATCCTACCGATCCACTCATGTAGAAAGATGCTACTGTGTATGAGATGGGAGTGACTGATTTGATCACGGGCGAATCAAGCCTTATTACGTAGTTCACGTAAAGCTTTCCGATCTGATCCGTATCTCCTTGACCAAGTGTCGCCACAACCACCGAACACGCATCAAACAGGTTAATATCACCAGAAGGTAACCCTGTTCTTATGAGTTTTCGTGGTGCGGAAGAGTGTATAGCTGCTGGCGAAACAACTAGTTTCATGTTGTTCCACGAGCTACCTTCTCTTGAGTTTGGTAATGTCATCAAGTCAACCTCCGTTTCTGGGGTCCCTTGCGAATTATCCACCATCGCGGCCATCATGATAGAGCCGACTTTAGCAGTATTAGTCCTTGTGACATAAAGGATCTCGAGGCCAAGAACCTGGTAGTACTGAAAACCTTTTGCAGCTTCTGATGCCCAAGTAAAGACCGAAGCCAAACCCGGGTTAATCGAGTACCGCGTAAAAGTTGGAACACTACTACTTGCCGTTCCTGTTACATTACCAAGGAGTTCCTTGTTTGATATCACAATTCCTGTGTTACCGCTACGTCGTGTCCGCATGTTTCCTCCACCTGTGACTATAGACTGGGCGACAGGTGCTGCTATCTCAGACAAACCACGGGCGACCTTACCAGCCACCGGGTTATATTCTTCCAGCATGTCTAGTCCCCTATCATAGGCTTGACGGACACTCTTATCATTGTAAGCTCGGTTTGCAATTTGTTTGCCGGTTTGAAGAGCACGTTGTACAGCTCGCGCTCTTTTGGCACGTCTCGTTTTATTATTTCGGGACATGGGTTCAAAACCCCATGGGGTAGACGTGTGGGCCCCAGAACATGCTGACCCAATCAAGTGTCAGCGGCGCCACGTCTCTATCCCCTTGAAGCTTGAAACTCCACGTGCGGAGTGAGTTCTCAAGTGCTATTTGTTCGGTCGGTGAGATTTTCCACGCTTTCGCATAAGATACTCTCGCCTCATCAGTGATTGGTAGTGGAGTGACTTTCTCGAGGAATTTATCCCCACGAGATCCCAACTCTATGCCCACCTTATACTCTATATCTAAACCCGAAAAACTCGTAAGTTTATCGGTGGCTGCATTTCTTATCAGCGCTAGAGCATACTCTTGTAGAATTGGCATCCCTCTACTCATCACAAGCTCACACTTTCCCAAAGTATTGACTAGTTTACGCCTATACTTTACTGAGGGGATCGTGAACTTGTAGTTTGACAAGGTTGAGGACAGTACTTTCCTCGGATTCCTTACAAACCTCCATCTAAATCCATCAAAGACTGGATGGCTCTGACACCAGAGGACCTCTTCGATATCTCTTGCGACATTTTCAATCTTGACCTCATGTCCGTAGGCCCTGAAAATGCTTGGTAACCTCGCAATTATCTCATCAAGATCCTCTTCCTCAGTTATGAGGAGGCAATCATCACCATCGTCGAGTATCTGGTACTTCACTTTCGGGAAGTGTTTCATCGCTGCTCCCACCATTATGACCATGAGCACACAATTTCCACAACCTGTATTTAGGTCTCCAGACATTCTTGAGCCCATCACAACGTACTTGTAGTAGTCCGAGTAGACAACATTCTTCAACTGAGCCGCCAGCAATCTGGCAAACTCAGGATGGTTGTTCATGTACAAGTACACTGAATGCTCAAGTTGCAGAAGCTTCCAATGACAGTGGGAGTCAAACCTTGACATGTCCAGTGAAACCACCACTGGACGTTTGAACTGAAACCACTT